TCCTACAACTGGACCATCACAATTTTTATTTCCAACATTTCTAGGTATAAATTCGTTTGACATAATTACTCCTTAACATCATAGTGATAACCAGAAACAGAATATTCATTATTGTTTCCTGGATAGTCTGCTGGCGTTTCTCCTTCATATTCTACAATTAGTTTTTCTCCATCAATTCTTTCAGCAAAGATATGGTAGAAACAATCAATTGGCATACCACCTTTTGCTTGAAGAAAAACTTTATTATCTCCAATTCTTTTTACAATAACATCCTGATGAGCACCAACTGGAGTCAGTGACACAGTAATTGATGTTGGGTCTACAAGTTTAGACCAATATTCTGGAAGTGAGATTTCAGTTTTATTTTTAACTCTTCCACGAACATAAACATCATTTGAAGGGCCTTCTGGACAAGTGTGCCTAAGTCTCCAACCCTCTTTTGTTGGGTGAGGAATATCAAAGTTTTTCTTTGCAGAAAGAATATGTCCACCACAACGAGACTTAACTTCTCCTTGAGCAACTATATCTCCACCTGCGGCAATGTTTTGTGCAACATCTAAATGATTAAAAATCGCAGCATCACCATCAACAGCTAGAGAGTATGGATTATGAGTTCCCGTACAAAGAGCACCAGGGACTACTGGTGTTGTTGCCTCACTATTCCTATTTGGACCAACCATTAAGGTTGCATAATTAAAAGGAAACTCTGTGGGACTCCCCACAATCGCTGGTCCTTCAATATAAGCAGATCCTCTTGCTTCTGTGGGCCCCAACCCCAAAGCAATAGGATCCCCTTCTCCAACAAATAATCTTTTACCACAATATAAATCAGGTACTTTCATTTTCTATTTCTCTCCTCATTTATAGAACCACCTTTAGAACCTTTCAATTTTGTTGCGCCATCTGCACAGTCAATAAGACCTCCGTATATATTTAAGATTCCTTTACCAATACATTCAACAGTTTTTTCAGAAAAAATCTTGGTAGATACCTTAGATCTAACGTCGATTGTTGGTGCTTTAATAATAACCTTTTCGTTAGCATCAATCGTTATGACACCATTCTTACCGTCAGGACCATTTGCAATTAAATCAATATTTTCAGCAAGTAATCTAATTCTACCATTTTTTGCGTTTAAAACCAAATCCCCATTTACCGCATCAATATAAACTGCAGGAACTTCATCGGGGACATTATCACCAGAAATAATCTGAAAAGATCCCATCGACCTTGCAATAGTTCCATGTTTTCTAGTAACACTGCCAGTCGAATCTAATGTAATATAATGTAAAGGTTCACTTCCACTTCGCAATATCGTTGATGATATAACACCATCTTCATGAATATGCCCAAATTTTAGTTCACCATCTTTATTTCCATACCCTATCGTATGATAATTTTTAGTTTCTGACATTAGAATTTACCAACACAATCCACGACGGAGATTATTTGTGACTGAGGTATATCCCCTATCACACCATCACCAACTTTATTTACCTTGAATACAGGAAGTAAAGAAGCATTATAACCAGTTTCTGTTTCAATTTCAATGATTGGAACTTCAGAGAAACCAATTCCAGGTTTAATAACATCTACAGAAATTAGTGATCCCAAAGAATCAAACCTTGGTTTGGCGATTGATCCATAATCTGGTGTAATTTTAATTTTATCATTTTGTCCGTAATTAATTCCCGGATTGTCAATCACAATTGAATCTAAGTCTAAACGCACTAGATACTTTCCGTCACTTACGGGTGGATTTTTTTCTGGTGTTGGAAGTGTTGTAGGAGCTGTTGGAGGTGTTGTAGGAGCTGTTGGAGGTGGTGCAGTCATCAGTTTAGATTCTTTAATAATATCTTTTTTACCATTAGATGAAACTTCATCTCCAGGATCTACCTTGATTGTTTCTCCTGGGTCATAAGGTCTATCATAAGTTCCATCTTTTCTTTTTACGATAGTCTGATCAGACGTTGCCCATGTTCTCCCATCACCACCAAGATCGCCATTTGAAGATGGCAAATAACCAAATCCAGGATTATTCATAATCACATTTTCAACTTGTCCTGAAGAATTTATAATTGCTCTACCAACAGCTCCTTGTCCTCTTCCACATCCATCAACAAATTTAACAATAGGGGCAGATGTATATCCCAATCCAAGTCCTGTCATATCAACACCAAGAATATCACCAGCAGCACTTACAATTGCATTTCCTGTTGCCCCAGATCCACCTCCACCATAAAACTCAACAATCGGTGGACCACAGAAAATAGGACCAACATTACACGTATCTTGAAAAATATCACTAAAATCTAAATCAAAATTAAAATTATCAGGATCAATTGATTGTTGAACATCTGATGCAAATTGTTTTACTTTGTCGATTAAATTTGTTACATTAGATCCTAAATTGAATTTGGTTGCTCCTTGCCAAGGAGTCCATCCAGTAACTCCTGGGCACTCTGGATTTTCTTCACAAGACAAGAAAGATAAAAGGTCAACTACAAAATCAATAATACCTCCAGCAATATCAAAAACACCTAAGATTGCTTTTAATGGTGCCAAAATTGCATCCACTGCACTTGTAATCAAACCTGTTAATTTTCCAAGTAATGCTCCAATGATATTTTCAATTGCACATAATGGTGCATTGATAAATCTTTCTACAATTGCAAGTAGAAAATCAGTTACCATTTTCAAAAGATTTGCAATAATCTTTCGAAATAAACAAGCAAGAAGATCATTTGCAGTTTCTACTGTTTTTTTTAATCCTGGTCTTTGATTTGGAAAAAGAACATAATAAAAATCTTTTGCGGCATTGTTAATTGTATTTGTAGTAAATTGTTGAACATTCGTAATTATAATCTTTACTTTTCCCGAAATCCACTTTGCAACATTTTCAACTTTATACCTAATATATTCATCGATTGAATATTCTTTCCCTTCTTCATTAATTGGTTTTAAAATAGTATATTTCCAACTGTTTGCTCTTTTTTTAAATTCTTGAATATTTTGAATTAATTTTTTAATCTCTACCTGAATTGCACCCAGTTGAAGTTTATCACAATCAGTTGGAACTGTAAGATATGTTTCTTTATTTCCATCATCCTTTTCGACTTGATCCGAAAACGTAGTTTCTTGTGTTCCAGTACCAGTTCCACTTTCTCTTGGGTTAGTTCCAGATGGAGGAACTGCAGATCCTTCACCAGGAATATCATTCACAGAAACCATTTCTTTAACATAGCCACTAAAAGGAATAAATCCTTTTAGTGGCATAGTTTGAGATAATCTAGTCTGATCATTATTTGCAAGGCACCCCAAAATAAAGGGTTCTGACATATTGATTCCATCTTTATAGAATCCAAAAACAAAAGCACCTTTTCTTAAATTAGATGTCTGATAACTTCCAGCATGTCCAGATCCTGCAGTAACTGGAAATGCACATTCAGCCCATTCTAATTGATCATCAGGAACATCTTTGGTTTCAGTGTCCCTTCCCAAAATACGAACTTTGTATCTTGATCCCCATCCAGGAATATTGTTAGTTCCTTTCCATTTTGAGGGTAGAGAATTTACTTTCCAAACAGAATCATCAACAATTTGACCCCACCAAATTAAGGCGGGAATTGTTGCCTTAGCATCTAAGTTACTCATTAGCTATCATAAACTCTACACTCAAGAGCATTGGGATTTTCATCGCAATATAACTCAAATCCAGTTGGATCATGATCAGTATCTGGATGATTTGATTGATATTTTTCTAAATGATCAAGTTCATCTTCCAAATGACGACGACGTTGACTACTAGTATTAGGATCGTCCAGTTGATCCTTATCATCATTAATATGTTGTTGAAGTGTTCTGTCCATGTTAGAAAGATTTCCTGCCGATTGAGTCTCTCACCAAATTTAATCTGGTAAAGCAACCGTTTTTTGTAATTCGGTGACATACATCATGTATCATATATATACCACTTTTTTCATTACTAACTGTCTTTAATTTTTCTCCACTTACTTGAGGAAAATCACAATGAATTAAATCTCCGGCACGTAAACTGATATCACCAGAAATTGTTACTGATAGTTTGACTGCATATAAACTATTATATCTCATTGTAGATTGTCTCATTATCCCATCTACATCATAATTTAATTTATCTTTTGATTTTTCCAATTGTTGTTGTACTGTTCCTGATGGTTTTACGCCATAATCTTTTAATGAAAAGAATCTTAATGATGTTTCATCTTGATCTTTTCCATAACGAATTGGTCTAGTACCACCATTATTTGATTCTTGATATTGTTCAGCATAATTAAATTCAGATTCTTGATATTCATTACCATACAAACTAAAAGTCCTTAACTGAGTTTGCCCCATGGCACCAGTTTGTCTAAGTTTTTTAAGATCAAAAGTTTTATCAAACGTATAATCAAGTATCTTACCATCATATCCTTTAGGAAGATCGCCAATCAAATCATTATAAATTAGTATCCTTTTAGGTTTTTGTTGAAAAAGTTTATCAATAGATTTAAACTTGTATCCTTCATATGTTTCATAAAAAAAATAACCAGCAAGTCTTTGATTTGATCCTTGCATTTCGGGAACAGATCTTGTAGATAACCAAGTGCAAAGATAAAAAGGATTTTGAGATTTTCCTGTAAAATTAATCTCATTTAGAGTTGAGTCAACATCAATATTTTTTTGCGTCTTAATACAATCTAATAATATTCTTTTAACACTTTCATCAACTTTACCCGTATAGGACTTAACTACAGCACATTTTAATTTTAAATTATCATCATATTCTTTTGAAATCATATCTACGGTAAATGCTGCTTTGTTGCTACTTTCTTGCATGTTTCTAGTAGATTCAATTCTCAATTGATTTTCATTCATAAACTTAAGTTCATTTCCAAATCCATCAGAAACTTTAAGATTTACAAATGACCCATCAATATTTTCAGATTTAAGTGCAGTTGTATTTCCAGACTCTTCATCAAAACGATATCCAGTATCTACAAATGTTGCGGTGACTCTAACTGTAGTATCTAAGATACTTTCATAATAATTAAGTTCAATAGCACCACTAGATACATCTACTGGTTTAACAAAATCAGAATGAAATTCAAATAGTCTTACTTGGGCTTCACCTGCCTGTGCGGCAATGTTTGCTGCTGGCATCTTATCCTCTACTTAGATTTGGCATATTACTATTATTTACACTAATAGGAACTGGGAATATTATAGTTTTATTCCCACCCATGGGCATAGGAATTGGTTTTTCAATAATCATTGGTTGAATAGCAATCATCATACCGCCATCGGCATAAGAAGGATAAGATCTAAGGGATGATAGTTTCTTATTTGGTGTTTGTTTGGGAATATATCCACCACCTTTATAACTTAGATCAACATTCATGAGATCTTGACCACCCAGAGCATCTCTTGCTGCTTTATTCAAATCAATGATTCTACCTTCTTTAAATGGCCCACGATCATTAATTCTAACTTGAATGCTTTTACCATTTGATTTATTTGTAACTGTTACTTTTGTCCCAAATGGTAAAGTTCTGTGTGCTGCTGTATATTCAGCATCTCCTTCACGAAATAATTCACCATTTGCAGTTCTATTTCCATAAAAACCTGGACCATACCAAGATGCTTGACCACTTTGCTTAACTTTTTGTGTAGACTTTTCTTGTCCAGGTAATTGGAAAATGGGAGAAAGATCTCCTGGTCGTTGTTTTGGTTTTTGTTTAAAAATATCTGGAAGTGCCTTTACTGGTTTTTCTTTTTTACCTCCACCCTTATATTCATAATGTCCACCATGTGTTCCCTCATAGTCATACGGAACCCATCCATAATCTCTACCCTTACTTCTGATCCAAGCACCAGTAGTTCCATGAATATCTGCCGCCAAACCATAAAGATGTGGCGAATTTTCTGCTCCACCAACATCCTCATTTAATTGAGGGTCTCTATAAGTGCTTGCAATATCAGAACCTTTGAAAGGTTTCTTCTCTTTTTTAGCATCTTCCATCATTAAAATAAACGCTGCGGCCGCTGTACTTGCAAACCTAACAGGTCTACCTTTTTGATCTACAATTCCAGGAACAGTTGTTATAGGACCACCAGGACCCAACCTAGGAGGAGCTCCATAAGGACCAGTGCTGCCTCCACCGCCGCGAGAGTCAGGAGACCCAGGATCATCAGAATACTTATTAGGCATCATCTGTTTTTGAACTTCACGAATTGCCTCATCCACTTTATTTCTTATGAGACCATTCAAAACTTTAGTGATATCAGTTCCCACTTGATCTTGTTTTGAAAAATCTCTCAATCTAGGAACAACACCTCCAGACTGCATTTTAGAAATTTCTTTTCCAATACCAGATATACTTGCAGATACTTGTTGATTTGCAACTGCATTAATCAGATATGCAATACCATTTCCAAGACTATCAATTGCATCTTTAGGAAGTTTTTCTCCGAGAGCAATATCAACAGCACCACCCATCAATGCTCCAATACCAAAAGGAATATCTTTCAGTTTTTTAGCAACTCCAGTAAGTGCTTTATATGAATTTGGTAAACCTTTTAAAGTTTTCTTTTTTTCGTTTGGATCCTTTGGTAATAAATCATACCAAGGACTCTTTTGTTCTCCTTCTAATTCTACATTTGCAGAAGGATCTGGATAAAGTTTTTGTATATTCTTCTTACCACCAACATCTTTTCCTGGTTGAGATTGCTTTGGTCTTATTTTTGGTGGTCTCCTTCTAGTAATCTTAAGGGATCTAGATACTGCGCCTTGAGATTTTCCACCTCTTGTTACTGGACCACCTGCTGCTTTTTGTTGTGGTTTGTTTTTGTTTGACATTCCAGCAACAAAATCATAAAGTTTAGCACCTAACCATTCACCAACTAAACCACCAATCACAGAACCTGCACCAATAATTAAAGGTGCAACAAAAGCACCGAGTCCGGCAGTTCCTAATCCTAATGCCCCAGCACCAAGCGTTCCAATAAATCCACCAATTGCTTGTCCTATACCCATACCAACTGCTGCTGCAGCTGCTTTCTCAGGTCTTTCTTTATAAACTACAGTTCTAACTAAAAAAGTAATTAGTGGTCCAACAACTGGTATTCTTCCACCACCAAATCTTGCTGCCTTTGCTGCTGGTGCTGCTTGTCTTGCGGCAACAGATTGCTCAAACGATAATCCCTTTCTTGCCTGTTCTAATGCAAACCCTCTGGCAGCAGATTGTCCTGGTGCTCTATATCTACCAGGAGTCATTTCAGTTCCACTACCAAATCCACTTATTGGTTTTGGTGTTGTTGGTTTTGGAATTCCAGTTCCAGATCCAGCACCAGAAGGAGCATTGGGTGCTTTAGGAGCAGTGCTTGCTACCAAAGTAGCAACCATCAATGTCCCATTTAAAAGTTCATTTAAATGACTAGAGAAGTCATCAAATGTTTTTACAGCATCCTTTCCACCAATATTTTCAACTTGTTTACGAAGTCCATCATAAGTTTGATATCCAATATCAATAAAGTTTACAAGTCCACCTAACAAGGATTTAAAAATATCTTCAGCAACAACATAAACTTGTGTTATCGTTGTAATTATGCCTTGTAATTTTGGAAGTTGATCTTGAAATTTAGTAAATAACCATCCAAGTGCTGTGAAGAATAAGAATCGCTTAATTCTATCAAGGAAACTCATTCCTGGAACTGCAAGTCCTGGCAATTTAAATTTCTTTGATTCTTTAGGTGCTTCTAGTTTCTTTTCTTGCTCTTCAAAATCTTTCTTTTCTTTTTCTTTTCTTTTTTTACTTTGATTCTTTTTCTCTTCCCCCAATATTGATTTAAGAAGAGAATCTATCTTTACCAAAGAACCTTTAATGCTCTCAGAACTATCTTCTTTAGCAGGTCCAAGAAGTTTTTGAGTGTCAATCTTTTTTACTTTGATTGACATTCCTTTAGTTATCTTTGCAGCACTAATATTTGCAAGTGGAGAACCTTTTGATGAAGGTAATAGTTTCTGAGTATTAACTGCCATTATCCTACAATTCCGTAGATTCTAGCATTATTGGATCTTTCTTCCCCAGCACTCGGAGATACTGCGGAAAAAGATGGAACTTTAGATCCTGCGGCAGTTCCACCCATCATTGATCCTCCCGCAGATTGTGTTATTGGAGGAAGAGTTATTATGCCACCTCTTCCCATTCGTGAAGGTGGCGTAATAGTGGGTCTATTAATTGGTTTCTTTCCTAATTTTGCTGGAGTTGAATCATAATCGGTCATTGCAACCATCATATCAATAAGAGGAACTCCAAGTTTAGAAACAGTTCCTGCAGGAAGAATATACTCTCCTGGTTGAAGCATTGCAAGTTGTCTATCTGCGGTTGCTCCTGGAATATCCATTCCTGTGTTTTCTTTAATTAAACCTCCACCACGTCTTTTAAGTGGATTTGTTAGTTTTTCATACATATCTCTTCCTTTTCTCTCACCAAGTTTCTCTCCAAACCATCCCCCACCAGGAAGTCCAGTTTCTCTCCCTTTATTTTTGCCAACGCTTCCACCAACATTTTCAAAAACACTTCTACCAAAAGAATCTAAACCACCAATCAATCCACCACCTTGAAGTGCCAGTGGTTTATCTATTCCAGGTCTTACATATGTTGGAGAAGCATATCTAAGTTTTTCTTTTTGTTTTGGATTTGGAGTTGATTTATATTCTTCAGGTCTTGTTCTAAAGTTATTAAGTTCAAACCATCTATTACGATTATATCCAGGCATATTATAATTTTTCATTGATGGATCGTGACTTGGTAATCTATCCGCAAATCCACGTTTATCTGCAAATGGATTAATTCTTTCCCACCAAGGTCTAATACCTGTATGTCTAATATTTGTATTTGTTAATGCATCTCTATCTAATAATCTTTGTTTAGCATCTTGAATAGATTTTAATAATGAATATGTTGTTGTCTGACTTCCAAGAGAAAATTCAGTTCCTCTTGGACTCATTCTTGGATTTTCTGCTCTTACTTTGGTACTACCTCCACCTTGCATACCGACAATTCCACCAGTATTATACAACTTACCCATCTTAGGTTTGTTTGCACCTGGCCCACCATAAGTTCTATTCAACCCAAGAAAATATCCTGGACCCATAGCATCGACCGTCTTTTTATTGATAACAATTTCACCAGGTTGAGCAATGATTGCCTGCGTATCAGGTCCAAATCCACTTACTCTTTGTCCAGTTTTATTATCAATTCCTTCATATCCAGTATCAAAAAGTCCATTCATATAATTTCCAGAAGGATTAATTCCACCCATTGAAAATCTAGGAACTATACCACCAGAAGCAAGTAAAGCACTTCCTGGAATATTGGTTCCTCTAACATCTTGAATTCTTTTTTGAAGTTGCTCTAATTTTATCTTTTCAATTTCCTGTTTTGATAATGGTTTACCCTGATCCTTTGCTTCTTTAATTTTTCTCTGCAAAAGAGTTTCATCGACTTTTTTTAAGTTAGATTCTAAAGAGGCACCAGCTACACCTGCTGCTGCAGATCCTGTTACAGCAAGAAAAGCGGGATTTTTTAATAGTACTAACATTTGAGGAAGAAATGTTCTCAATGCTCCTATGGTTGTCCTAACAAACTTACCAAAAGGAGTTAAGAATAATCCAGCAGCAAATGCTAGTGCAGGCCACCAGTCTTTTAGAAATCTCCCAAGAACTTCTATTTTTCTTTTATTTGCAGGGTCTCCCAACCAATCCATCAATTGAGTAAATGCTCTACCCAATAGAGTGAAAAATATAAATTTCCAAATTCGATCTATAATACTCTGAAATGGTGCAAGCATTTTCTTTGCTGCACCAGACACTGCGGATATACCTTTTTTAAATCCCTCTAAACTCTCTTCCCTTTTAGTTCTTTTTTGAGATTCCTTATCTTTTCTTTCTTCTTCGTTAGTTTTTTTATTGAATTTTAATATTTCAGCAAGTGTTTTTTCAATTGACTGTAATGGTCCAATTACACTGTCTAAATTCTGAGAAACATCTGATTTTGATATAGATTTAGAAAATGCTGAAATATTTTTTGATGGTTTAATAAATTTTAATGCAGAATTTTTATCTACAGTTATCTTTTCTTTTTTTGCTTTAAATCTGCCAGTTTTTCCTCTTATTCTTTTTCTTTCATTTGCAAGTAAAGCAAGTTCTTCTTGCGGAATTTTATCTTTACCAACAACGATTGCCTCCTTAAGGAGGGTCATATAAGTATCATAATCAAGATCAAAAATATCTTCAAGACCCAGTAGCCTCAGAATTCTTTCATCTATTTTTTCTGATACTGAGTTCATTTTATTTCTGTTGTTGTGCCTTTAGTTCCTCTTCCTCCAAATGAATCTTGAGAAGGCCAACATAAATGTCCCTTTCCCAAGGCATCATATTCTCAATCTCTGCCAATGAATATTTATGATACTGCATCAAAGCAAAATTAAGTTTAAAATAATTTTCAAGATCCATATGAGACATTCCTATGCGAAAAAACTTGAGAGTCCCTCCAATGTTACTTCACTTTCAACTTCTGTTTTTGGATTTTTAACCATAATTTTGTGAGAAAGTTTAGGCATAGTCTCAAAGAACTTCTCAATTTCTTTGAATTGAGATGAATTCATCTGATCCAAAAATTCAGTGAGTTCTTTCTTGGTTACATCACCAGATGCCCACACTTCTTCTTCGGTGTAAATTTTATCAATACAAGATGCTATCAAATCAAAAGATTGATCAATCGTGTTGTCTGCAGTAAAATCAAAGTTACTTTTGATAAATTGTTCAAGTGATGGATATTTCATTTCCATCACAATTGAGTCATCAAGTCTGATTTTATTTGTGTGTTCAGGATTCTTTTGAACTTGAATATCATCAACATTAATATTCACAGGAACTGTAGTTTCCTCATCATCTGGACAAATAATATTAACTTCAATCTCTTCTCCAACGGATTTACCACGAATATTGAGGAACAAATATTCAATATCAAAAGTAGGCAATGACTCCACTTTGATTCCCTTAGTTTCAATACAATTTTTAATGACCGTTTTAATTGCGGTAGTAATCTGTTTAGTATCTTCAGATTCTAATGCAAGAACAAGAAGTTTTTCTTCTTTCACTAAAAATGGTCTATATTTAATTGTTTGTCCTGTTGATGGCAACTCAAGTTCATAAGTTGGCGTAGAAATCTTAGGTAAAGGCATAATGTCCTATAGAAGTTTCAGTGTGATTATTTATCAAATGTTTACGCCGGGATTTTCTCTCCTAAAAGCTTCTAAATTTGCATTATTTAACTCCTCCAAACCTCTACCTTCTCTAGCAGCGGTTGCACCTCTCAAATTATCCTCTCTAACAAGTCTATCTTGTGTGAGTGCTCTTTTTAATTCAGTATCAGATTTTTTAATAACATATCTTATGTAACTAAAAGATACTGTGCATTTTAATAATTCGGAAGAATCATAAGAAATAGGCATTGATGATATGCTAATGGGATACGCATCTATAAACCTATATTCAAATTCACTAAGAATGTCTTTTTCAAATTTAGTAACATAGAGTGAATCTGTTTGATATCTTGCTGGATAATTTACTCTATAGAAATACTCTTTCTTTACCAAGTCACTTTGCAAATCCTCTCCCGCACAAAACGCAATCCAACTTTCAAAGAAAGATATGATTGTATAATCACGATCAACATAGAATGTAAAGTCAATTCTATCATCATATTGTCTACGATATGCAAGTCTTTCAGTAACTCCAGTTCTGTCATCATTTATTTCATTTGTGACTAGAGAGGATCCAGGAAGAGAAGCTTCAGAACAAGATAACTCAATTAACTCTTGATTTTTTCTACTAAAATAATTTGATTCTAGTCTGTTAGATAAAAAACTTCTCATAGCATCCGGAGGTTGAAACCTACAAACAAAATTAGAAGTTAAAGCAGGACGTAATAATTTTAATTTAACCTCAGACAAATTTACGATAGAAGCTCTTGGACCTGCCATCTATAAATACTTTTACTGTTATATTATTATGTATACTGAAAATGGCAGAAAGTATTAAAAGCAAATACAAACCATCTTATCCCCAAAAGTACATAGGCGATCCCAATAATATTATATGCAGAAGTAGTTGGGAACGTAGGTTCTGTCATTGGTGCGATTTAAATGAAAATATTATTGCCTGGGGAAGTGAAGAAATTCGCATCAAGTATTATGATCCAGTTAAACAGAAAGTAAGAAACTATTTCCCAGATTTTATCATTAAAGTTAGAGAGCAATCCGGTGAAATAAAAAAATACATTATAGAAATCAAACCAAAGAAAGAAACCGTAGCACCAAAACCAAGATCAAGAACAACTAAGTCTTATCTTCATGAGGTCTACACTTATGCAACCAATCAAGCAAAGTGGAAAGCAGCACAAGAATTTTGCAATGATAATATGATTGGGTTTAAGATTATCACCGAATCAGAATTGGGGATTAAGTAATGGCAGAAGGTTTTGGGCAGTATGCCAGTGTTCCCCCAAGAATGAGAGAACTTAAAAAAAGAATTGACACTGCCGAAACAAGTGATCCAGAAGACTTAATGTTAATTATTATGGATACTCTCAAGGAAGAAGTATTGTATCCAGAACCAGGAAAGTTTTATACATTTGTTTATAATCCAAAAACACCCAACATTGAATATGATCAACATCCATTGATTGCCTGTACTTCATTGGAGAGATGGGGATTTAAAGCAATCAATTTTCATTGGAGACAAGGAAGACAATATACTTGGGAAGAAGTTGCTGGTAAACTTCATGTCATAAAGTATGAAGAACTTGACGAAATGCTATCTATACCTTATGCAAAATTCCGTCTAAATAAATAAAAACTCCTTATCAATGTCTCATACTCTACAAAAAATTGAGATTACTAATCCTCTTGTAAATGGGGAGGGGTTCTGATGTCAGAAAGAAAAACATTTTTGTATAAAAATAGAACGATTATATCTGGTCCAGATAGTACAGGAAAGAATACAATAGTTGGATATAAAGCAGATCCTAAAGAAATTGCAAGAATTAAAAATCAATGGGGTCCAGATAATGTTAATGAACCAGAGAGAATTGTTAACTTAACCGGATATTTGAATAATGATAAAAATAAGAGAGTAGATTTTGCTTCTGTTAATGATTTAGAAAAATATCAAGGAATAACAAATGCAGAGTTAATATCATCCATAGCAAACGATCCAAATTTTTATAGAACATCTACAGGAAGTCAAACTCCAAATACTGCAAAAGTCCCTCCAGAATCAGGTCCAGAATCTGGATCTACACCGACAAATACAAATGATCCACGAAAATCACAAAAACCAACACCTCAAAGATTGACATATCCTAGCGATATGTCAAGTAAACAAGATAGAATTAAATTTACTGCGGTCAATTATCAAGCATCAGGAGTTACTAACGAAAGAGATGCTGGGAGTGGAAATTTACCCGGAACAGAAGGAATAACCAATATTAACAGAAAAGTGGTGAGAGGTGGAACTTCAGTATTTTTAGCAATACAATCATCAATAACGGACAATAATTCTGTAGACTGGCAAGGATCTGGATTAAATGAAATAGAAAGGAGACTAGCAAATTTATCCTTAGCTGCAATGAGAGCAGGAAATCAAGATGTAACAAAATCCGTTGAAAGAGAATCTGGAAATATTATAAAGGAAGTGGCTAGTTATGCACCTGAAATTAGAGTTGCACTTGCGGGTCAAGCAGTTGGAATTCAAAATATTCTTGGTAGATTTGGTCAGGTATTAAATCCAAATCTAGAACTATTATTTTCAGGTCCTCAATTGAGACCTTTTAATTTCACTTTTAAATTATCACCAAGAAACGATGGAGAAGCAAAAGAGGTAAAAGATATTATTAATTTTTTTAAAAAAAACATGGCTCCAATTAGAGAAGATGGAAATATATTTCTAAAAGCACCTAACACTTTTTTTATAAAATACGAATATGGTGAAAACAGAGATGGTGAACATCCGGGATTAAATTTAATTAAAGAATGTGCTTTAACAAATTGTTCTGTTGATTATACTCCACTAGGAACTTATATGACATATCCAGATGGAACAATGGTTTCATATACCTTGTCATTACAATTTCAAGAACTTGAACCAATTTATAGTGGTGATTACAATGGCAATCAATCGATCGGTTACTAAAAATGACAAGACCTTATTTCAGACAAGTACCTAACTTTCAATATGTCAATCGTAATGCGGGCAATCTTGACATTTCAAATTACATTGAGGTAAAGAACCTTTTCAAAAAAGGAAAACTTCGTCCAGATATTTTTGGTAATTTAAACTTTTTTACAAAGTATAAGATCATCGGTGATGAGAGACCAGATAATGTTGCATACAAGATCTATGGTGATGAAACTCTTGATTGGGTTGTGTTACTTTCAAATAATATTCTGAATGTTCAAACAGAATGGACATTACCACAAACTTCTTTTGATCAAATTCTTCTGGAAAAATATGGTTCTTATGAAAACCTATATTCAGGAATTCATCATTATGAAACAGTAGAAATTAGAAACTCAAATGGTTTAAAGATTCTTCCAGGAGGACTGAGAACTCCAAATACATGGAGAACTAATGGAAACTTTATTCAAGTAACTAAGACATCTGTCAGTCAAATCTTTGCAGGTAGTGCAGGTGTTGCATCCACAACTGTCACGGTAACTCTAAACAATG